ATTGGTGCCGGAGTACATGGCTCTGGTGCTGGCGGCGGAACTGTAAAGCTGACACCCGAAGAACAACAGGCAGCCCATGCTTTTGGTTACACTGATGAAGAATACGCTAAATATAAAGAAGTTGCCTAATAAGGCAAAGGAGTAACTATGGCAGCTCCCACCTATACGTGGAAGTTTGTGTACGACCTGTGGGGGGATCGTGTTCCCAAACGGGTAACGTTAAAGGCTTCTGCAAGCCTCGAAACTAAGGTTGGCACTCTGTTGTTTATGACTAGTGGCCAGCTTGATAATTGTACTGATGCAACCGGAACCATGATTGGCTTGGCGGCCGAGGCTACCAGCGCAGCGGCTGATTCGGGTGATCCTATTCTGGTTGACCTGATTGCCCCCGGAATGGTCATTCGTGGCACGGCTTCGGCTGATGCTTCCGCATTGACTGGCTTTGCGAGCAAATCGCAGGACATCGATTCTACCCAGTTGATGGACATTACCGATCAGTCCGGCGGATTCCTGTCAGTTTATCGTGTGAACGATGCTGATGGGCTAGAAGTCGATTGCGTTGTAACCAACTTTGATATTGGCCCGGATGATTAAAGGAGTATGAAAAATGGCAACCCCTATGAATAGTAAAGAATGGCCGCGGTTTGTACTTCCAATCGTCCGCAAAGAATGGCAAGAACAAATGGCCGCAGTCGTGTCCCCGCTGTCCCCGTATTTCGGTATCAGTGGAGCGATCAGTTCGGTTGAGTATTCGCAAGGAATGGGCGCGTTTGGCCTGGTTCCTGAATATAACAGTGCTTCTGCTGAAGGCGCACCTGCTGCGATTGAATATGATAACTTCAATCCGCTTTATGAAACTACCTTCACCCACAAAGAATACGCCAAGGGCGTGGCAATCGAACGCAAGCTGATGGATGACAACCGCACCGGACAGATCAAGCGAAAGGCTCAGTCTCTGGGCTTCTCGTTTGGCACGACCGTTGCTACCCATATGTCCAGCGTGTTGAACAATGCGTTTTCAGCAAGTTATTTGGGTGCTGATGCAGTGGCTCTTTGCAGCAATTCGCACCCCGTCAACAAGAACAGCTCTGATGTGTTCGACAACCTGGGAACCACGGCGCTGTCTTACGACGCTGTTGTGGCAACCCTGATCGCCGGACAGAACATGGATAATGATCGCGGCAATCCCATGCCGATTGTCTATGATACGCTCTACGTTCCTACCGCTTTGCAGGGTACGGCATTTGAGATCATCAAGGCGCTTTCCAAACCAGGCGGAGCAAACAATGATGCCAACGCCCTGAATTACATCAGCGGCGCACCGCTGAACGTCGTGGTAGATCCCTACTTATCCGATGCGAACAACTGGTTCATGGTAAGCAAGCCGATGGCGAACATGCACATGCTGTGGTTCTGGCGCGTACGTCCCGAAATTGCGCTTGATCCTTCCAGTGATTACAACCTGGTGGCAAAATACCGCGGATACATGAGATACTCGTTTGGTTGGGACGATGCACGGTTCATCTTCGGGCATGAGGTGACATAATGACAACTTTTGCTGATGGAGTTTTCCAATATGGCGGGCAGCCAGTAGGTAGCCAACCAGATGGAAGTGGAACGACATACTTCGTCGACGGAAACTCTGGCTTAGATGGCAACGACGGAAAATCATGGGAACATGCTTATAAAACACTTGCCGTAGCTTTTGCAGCCAGTCACGCAGACATTGCACGAGGTTCTGACCGTTGGGCTCGAAGAAACACAATTTATATCGCTGGAGACAGCTTTGCAGAGGATTTAGTTATATTTCCTCAGAAAACTGATGTGATAGGTGTTGGTTCTAAGGATGGTTATTCTAAGGCTAACATCTTAGGTAATCATGTTCCTGCAAACTCAGCACAAGGCACTCGTTTTATCAATGTGGGCTTTGAGCCCGTGACAGCTGGGATTATTATGACCCTGACTGGTTCGCAATGGGGTGCTCAGTTTCTTGGTTGTGAATTTCGTGCTGCAGGCACATTGACAGCAACACAGGCTATTAAATCAACGGCTTGTGCTCATGTGCTAATAAAAGACTGTTACTTTACCGGTGCATTCTCAGGCGACGTTATTGAAATCGCTGCAGGACACGCCAGTGACTTCACCATTATGAATAACCGCATTATTGGCGGTGCTAATGATGGTATCAGGGTGACCGGTGTTGCATCGGTTGAGGGTAGTAGACGTGGACTGATTGCTCGCAATATCATTGATGTTGCAGCTATCACCATTGACACACGCGCAACCAGCGTTTTCGATGTCGTGGATAATATCCTTATATCGGCGAACGCTATTGGTGCAACCTCGTACATTATCGACCTGACGTATGCCGCAAAGAATATCTTGACTGGCAATGATGTTTCGGTAGGTATTCCGTCCTGGACGACCGTAGCATAATAACCAATTAGAGGGAGGGTAAAACCTCCCTCTTTAGAAAGGTTACATTGTGAATAAAAAACTTGCGATTGTGGGCGCAGAACCGAGAACGCGTGACAATGCGCCTTATGACAATCCTGACTATGACATCTGGGCTATTTCTAACTGGGCTAACGCTCCATGGATGAAACGCTGTACCGCCGTCATTGAAATTCACAAACCATCGCTCTATATGAACCATCCGCTTGACCCCGGCTATTGGGAATTTCTCCAAGCAACTGACACGCCGGTTTATATGCAGACCGCGGATGATCGAATTTCTAATGCAGTTGTTTATCCACTGGAAGACGTACTGGACGTATTGGCAGACCTCGGTAATTTGAAAATTAACGGCCGTGATCCGCAAACGCTGAACTCGTCTATTGTGTACGCCATTGGCTTAGCTATTCTACAAGGCTACGAGGTCATTAACATCTACGGCGTTGAAATGGCTAATTCCAGCGAGTACAGAAGTCAGCAACCGATGTTCACGTTTTGGGTTGGATTCGCTGCAGGACGCGGAATTGATCTAAACATCAACTGCACAGAGGGGCTATTCATTCAACCACTGTACGGCTATGAAGACATGATGAACACCGAGAAACTACACAAGCTCATGGATGGCATGAAACAACAGCTTGAAGATAAGACAAAAGAGAAACACATGATTGAGGGTGCGTTGATGTTGGCAAGGCAGTTACTCGATCAGGAAAGAAACTAATGTATAAATTTATGCAGGATGTAAATTCTCTAGCAACTGGGAAAACGCACAGAAAGGGTGAGATCGTTCCACCTAATTTTGTAATCTCTGATTTCTTGATAAAGTCAGGAGCAATCAAGGAAATTAAAGACAAGGTTGCTGATAAACCAGAAAAGAAGGTAGAGAAAGAACTACCTATTGATAAGAAAAAGATTGATAAGCCTGACAAGCAGGAGTAACCATGATTAGACATATTAAATTATATGGAACTACGGACGCAGCAGAGGCTTTGACCGTAACTTCTGGTCATGCAGTAGAAGGACTGCTGCACGCTGTTGAATGGATAGACGGCACATTTGCTGATGGCGTAGATGCGGTTCTATCGGTTGATCGGGATGATGATGCGGCGGATGTTACGCTGCTAACGCTGACTGACGCAGATATTGATAAGGTTTATTATCCAAAAGTTCTGGCTTGCACGAATGCCGGTGCTGATTTAGATACCTCTGGCGATGCAACGTATGAACGGATGTTTATTAACGGCAAATTGAAATTAGTTGTGGCCAGTGGTGGGGCAGCTAAAGTCGGCGGGTGCATCGTTTACTACGAGGTATAAGATGACATATTCATTTGATGCTTCACTTGCTGATGATGTAAGTTTGGTCCGTTTCCATATTGGGGACAATTCATCCGAAGGACATTTTCTGGAAGATGAGACCATCCAATATTTCGTGACGGCTGGTTCTGTCGGTTCCGCTGTTGTTGAGTGCATCAAGTACATCATTACGCAACTTAGCAAGCCTGACTTTCGTCTGGATTGGATGGCGGTATCAAACATGGCGGCAGCACGAGAAGGGTATGAGAAACTACTGACCAAGAAAGCATCAGAGTTTGGAATACCTCTATACACAGCTTCCAGCACAATTTCGGTTCCTTATAGAGCGGATAGCTTACAAGACAGCGACGAGGCGGTTTATGATGGCACTACCCTCTAGTAATCTTATAGCTGGGCTCGCCGGCAGAATGAATACAGGTTTTTTTGTGGATATTGCTGATGTAATTTATCGCGTTGCTGGTGATCTTGATGAATACGGACAGCCAACCTATACTCAAATCGAAAAGGAAATTAAGTGCAGTTTTACGGATAAGCCGGCGAAAGAGACATGGGCAAACTATGCAGATATTGAAAATATCGAAGCCGAAATAAGGTTTTTAGGAGATAAGCCGAACAAAGGAGATAGAGTTATTTTGAAAAGTCGCTTTGAAAATGCTACCTATCAAGAGCAACAATTTACATTACAAACGTTTGAAATT